GTTAAACTTAGTAGGCATGATGTAATGAGTGTTACCGCTTTGGTGCAATCAATGACTGTTAGTGAGATTAAAAGAGTTGCATCTGATTCCCAAACCCCAGGATTCATTGCAGTAGTAGCCAATGCCATCTTAGGTGATATTAAGAATGGAGAAATGAAGAATACGCAGTTCATGTTAGAATTTCAGCATGGTAAGGCATTACAAGCCATTCAAATGGAAAAGGTAGTTAGAGAAGATATTATAGACCCAAGACAATTAAGCGATGAAGAAATTAGACAACGACTTTCGGAACTTCGAGAGAGAGATATTGAGGAGAGAGATTTCGAGGAGGTCATTTGATAACTTTGTAAAGTATATCAAGCCCGATTATGATATGCAATGGTTTCACAAGGTTATTGCAGACCATTTAGATAAAGTGCTTAATGGAGAGATAAAGAAGTTAATGATATTTGTGCCTCCTCAACATGGGAAGTCTGAATTATCTACTCGTAGCTTCCCAACTTATGCTTTAGGTAAGAAGCCCAATTTAAAGATTGCTCTTGCATCTTATAACGCAACCTTAGCTGAACAATTTAGTGCTGAGATTCAAAGAAGGATTACAAGCGATGAGTATAAGATATTGTTTCCTGATACTCGTGTTAGCGAAAAGAAGGGTGAGGCTATTAGAACTGCCGAGTTCTTTCAAGTTGTTGGAACAGGTGGTTATTTAAAAGCCGTTGGTCGTGGTGGTTCACTTACTGGAACTGCCGTAGACTTAGGTATTATAGATGACCCTTTAAAAGACCGACAAGAGGCTCAATCTAACATTATTAAAGAGCAATTGTGGAATTGGTACACCGATGTGTTTGAAACTCGTTTACACAACGATTCTGCACAAATCATTATTCAAACTCGTTGGTATGATGATGACTTAGCGGGTCGCTTACTTGAAAGAGATGATGATTGGACAATTATTGAGTTCCCTGCTATTCGTGAAAGAGCCGAGAACGATTATGACCATCGTGTGGAAGGTGAAGCTTTATGGGAGGCTAAACATAGTGCTGAAAAGTTATTAAGAGTTAAAAAGAACGAACCTTTTACTTTTGAATCACTTTATCAGCAAAACCCTAAGCCAAGTAGTGAATCCTTGATTTATCATGATTGGCAAGTATGTGAGTTCTTTCCAAAAGATGCAGAAGTTATATTTAGTGGTCTTGACTTTGGATTTTCTAATGACCCAACTGCTTTGATAAGAATTGCGAAAATTGGTAATAAGTTGTACCTTGACGAAGTAATTTACGATAAAGGATTAACTAATTCCGATTTGGTTAAAAGGTTAGAAATGTATCCCGATAAAATGGGAGAGATTTATGCCGATAGTGCAGACCCTAAATCTATTGAGGAATTACGCAGGGCGGGTGTCAAAGTTCTTAAAGCAGTAAAAGGGAACGATTCCGTTAATGCTGGTATTAGTAAATTGCGTGAGTATGAGGTGTATTATACTCGTAGGTCAAAGAATATCAAGAAAGAAGTGGACAATTATCAATGGCTAACGGTTGGTGGTAAACCAATCAACAAACCGATAGATGATTTCAACCACGCACTTGATGCTATTAGATATGCGATTTATACGAAGTATTCTAAAAAGAAACTCTTAATTTTTTAAACAATGGGATTATTCGATTTTATTACAGGCAAGAAAGCCTCTGTTATTGACAGTCAGCAATTGAAGCAACAACAAATCTTCATGGGTGGCTCAACTTATTCTTTATACAATGCTGACTATCGTGATGCTATTCAGAATGGATATGAAAAGAATGTTGATGTTTATGCAATCATTAGTGATATTGCATCTCGTTCAGTAGAAGTTCCACTTGAGTTATATCAAGCCAACAAAACAAACATTAAAAAGGCTGAAAGATATAAGTCATTAATGATGCGACCAAATGATAGAAGCATTATGGAAGCTAACAATATTAAAAAGAAGAATTTAACCGAATTGGAAGAACATCCAATTTTGGCACTTCTTAGACAACCAAATAGTTATCAAACAACTAAGGAGTTTTTTGAATCAATTTTCTCTTGGTATTTACTTTTAGGTGATGTTGGTGTGTATGCGGAGGAAGACCCACTTCGCAAGGGTAAGATTGCAAGACTTCATGTTATTGCTGCAAATGACTACCAAATTGTAACTGATGGTTTTAGAAAAATTATTGGATATAATATTTACTCAATGTCTTTGGAAAATGTAGACCCTAAGTATTTCTTATCTTTCCGTTCATTTAATCCTAACGAAACTAACTTCCGTAGCATTCCTCGTGGATTCTCCCCTTTGCAAGCTGGTTCTCGTGTATTACAAAAAGCTAATAGCGGAGAAGAGGTTGCAATTGAAAATTATGAAACTCGTGGTGCAGTTGGTATGCTTTATACCGATGACCCTAATGTTCAAGATATTAGTGGTAGTGGATACCAAGATTTACAAGACCGAGTTTACGACAAAGTTTATAACTCTGCTAACCAAGGTCGTATTGCTTTCTCAAATACTAAAATGGGATATTTAAAGTTATCTACAAGCAACATTGATTTAGACCTTCGCCAAATGAGCAAATTGTCTACTGAGCAACTTTGTCGCTTATGGCACTATCCTTATGTTCTTTTGAACTCAGATAACTTGACCGAAAGTAACTTGGCTCACTTTATTCGTAGAATGATTATTAACTGCGTTATTCCATTGCAATCTAAGGTATTAGAAAAGATGCTTGCTTGGCTTGCTCCAACAATGAATATTAATCCATCTCAATACATTCTTCGTTTTGATGTTGATGCTTATCCAGAGATGAAACAAAACTTCTTGGATGCTGCTTCAATTCTTGAGAAACTTGATGGTGTGCTTACTCAAGATGAGAAAAGAGTGTTCATGGACTTTGAGCCAACCAATGACCCAATAATGCAAAGTGTGTATATTAAATCAAATCAAGTACCTATTGGTAGTTTAAACATTGACCCTACTGTTATTGGTTCTCCGATTATAGATGAAGATTAATATGGATTATATAAATTCAATTATATTAATAGTTAGTGTAGTAGGTTCTTTCTTGCTTGGGTTCATGATTACTTATGAGCCTGAGCATAAAAGAATTGAACGCAAAAAAGTTGAACGCATATTTAGAACCAAACGATGACCGAACAACAATACATCCGAGCATGGGCAAGAAGGCAAGATATAAACGAAAGAGGTTTTTATGCTTTTTTGCAAACTAAGCTTAATATTGAAACAAAAGCCTATATTAAAAGCCTTGAAGGGCGAAATCCTTCTACTTTTCATATAACATCATTTTTTAGCGATAAATGGATGATGGAGATATTAAAAGATGCTTATTTAAAATTTGGCAGAAAGCAAAATGAGTTCCTTAATGGAACAAATAAGAAAGCAGAAGATGATGAGTTTAGTATTGCATGGTCTTTGCTTGTTCTTTTGCTTTTTAACAACATATTAGAGTTCATTGTGATACTTGGTATCATTCGAACAATTAAGAACGATATAAAGCGATTTGTTGAAGATAAAGTTAGTCAAGGAATACCAACAAGTGCAATAATTACTTTACTTGCATTATACTTAACGCAAAAGAATGTTATTAGAGCACAAACTATTGCAAGAACTGAGATAACTAAGATTATGAATCTTGCAAGCTTAGAGTGGGCTAAATTAGAAAACAAAGAGATTAAGAAAAAGTGGATAGTAACATTAGATGGAAAAGAAAGAGCATCACATGGTGCTATGGCTGATTATCCTGCTATTAGCATATCTGAAAAGTTTATAGTTGGAGGTGTTCCGATGGATGCCCCAGGAGATTCATCTGCTCCTGCATCGGAATTAGTAAATTGTAGATGTGGACTTATGTTCATATAGTTTGGTAGTAATTAATTTTTGTTATATTTGCGAATATTGAATTAGATATGAGAGATTATAAAATTAAATCATTAGGAGAAGTTACTGACTTAGATATAGAGAAGCGAATCGTAATGGGTTATGCTGCTAAGTTCGGTAATATAGATTTACATGGCGATATGATAATGCCTGGTGCATTTACAAAAACCATTAAAGAAAGAGGTCCAGAAGGTAAGAATGAGATTTGGTTCTTACATGACCACGATACAAGCAAGGTCAATGGTAAGCCTACACTTTTAAAAGAAGATAATTTTGGTCTATATTTTGAGGCTAAAATCGTAGATACCGAGGCGGGTGAAGATACATTAAAACTTTATGAAGAAGGTTTAATCAATCAGCACTCAATTGGGTTTTCTACAATTAAAGAAAATAGAGTTGAGCCAAAAGGCGGTACTCCTTACTACGAAATTCAAGAAGTTAAGTTATTTGAATTTTCTTCAGTTTTATGGGCTGCAAATCCTGACACACCATTTATGGGTCTTAAAGACTTGGATTCAAATGGTTTAAGAGATAGATTTGATAAGCTATATAAAATGTTACGCAAAGGAAATTTAAAGGATGAAACCTATGAATTGTTAGAAATTGAGTATAACTTTATCAAGTCGGAAATGTTCAAGCTAATTGATAACAGACAGAAGTCGGAGATTATCACCACTCCTGAAGTTGTTAATCCAGAAGAATTAATCCAAAAACAACAATTAGAATTTTTACAACAATTAAAAAACTCGTTTAAATAATGGAGGATATTAAAAAATTAGTTGAGGAAGTAAAAGGCGACCTTAACGAAATGATTCAAAAAGGTGTTAGTCGTGAAATCGAAGGTTTGAACATTGATGATTTGACTAACCAAGTAAAGAATGCTGGTGAGAAATACGCATCTTTAGAAGAAAAATTAGGATTAGTAGAAAAAGGATTGTCTGATGCAATCTTGGATGCTAACCAAAAAGGTGTTAATCCACAAGAAAACTTCGTAGCTAAGAAATTTGAAGCTAACGCAGATTCATTAAAATCTTTGATGACTTCTCGTTCTTCAGTTGCTATGGATTTCAAAGCAGTTGGTGATATGAACTTGACTGCTAACATTGGTGCTGACTGGGCTTCTAAAATCGCTGGTCTATCTAATGTTATCTTAACAGACCCTTTCCGTTCAATTCACTTGCGTGATTTGATGCGTTCTTCTATCATCGAACAAAACGGTGTATTTAAGTTTGCTAAGAAATCAGGTGGAGAAGGTGCTCCAGCAGTTCAAACTGAAGGTGCTTCTAAGGCTCAAGTTGATTATGACTTCACAATCACTGAGGTAACTCCTAAGACAATTGCTGCTTATAGCAAAATCTCTAAGCAAATGTTACAACGCTTAACTTGGTTGCAGAACTTTGTTTCTACGCAATTAGTTAATGATTTGTTAGATGTTGAAGATACTAAGTTATTCGACTTTGCTGGAACAGGTGAATTTGTAGGTCTTTATGAGGCTGCAACTGCTTACTCTCCATCAGGTTCAGTAACAACTGCTTCTAACCGTTGGGATAAATTAGCAAATGCTATCGCACAATTGAAAGCTGCTAAATTCCGCCCTTCAGTTATCTTAATCAACCCAGTTGATGAGATGGAATTGTTAATTAACAAAGAATCAGGTGCTGGATACTCTCATCCTTCATTGATTACAGGTGCTCCTATGAGTGTTGCTGGTGTAACTATCGTTGCTACTGACATCGTTCCTGTAAATTCATTCTTCGTTGCTGACATGGCTAAAGCTGCTGAGTTATTGTTCGAGGACAATGTTATGGTTGAATTTGCTTACGAAGATGGTGATAACTTCACTAAAAACTTGGTAACAGTTCGTGCAGAAGAATCAATTGCTTTACCAATCTACTTCGGTGCTGGTATGAGAAAAGGTACTTTTGTGGTAGCATAATATATCTTTTTTGTTTGTTTTGTGTTAATTATGTAAGCCTACTTCCCATAAGAACAGTAGGCTTATTTTTTAAAATTTAAAATTTACTATAATGGCAAAAGTTAAAGTATTAAGCATATTCCATGATTTGGATACAAATGCACTAAGACAAGCTGGTGATATTTTTGAGTGTACTGATACTCGTGCAGATGCTCTTAATGAGAAGAATCTTGTTCAAATTATTGAGAAAGACTCACCAATTAAGGCTAAGGAAGATAAAGCAGAAAAACCACTTTATAAGAAGAAATAATGGGTTACGATTTAGAATCGGTTAAAACACAGGGAATGGATTTGGTGGTAACATCAGATTCATTACCCATTCCTATTACCTTAGCAACGGTAAAGGAACACTTAAATGTTGATTTTAATGACCAAGATGATAAGATTACTGCTTTGTTAGCAAGTGCTTTTCGTGAGGTAGAATTGTTTACCGAGTGTGGTTTAAAAACCAAAACGGTAAGACTTTCTTACACACAAATCAACGGTACTGTTTTATTGCCTTATGGTCCAGTTCAATCTATTACTTCGGTATTTGATTTAGATGGTAAAGCCCTTGTATTAGATACTGATTATGAGTTAAGTGGAGAGAAAAATAAACTTAGTGCTTATAATGGAGCAGGTATTAAAATAGTTTATGTTTGTGGATTTACTTCATTGCCAAAAGATATTGAAAATGCAATTCTTGATATTATTGCAGTAGATTTTGACAACAAAGTAGAAGATAAAAGACTTGCACTAAAAGCAATTAAAGATAGAATTAGACATTATCGCCCTGTTTATGTATAATAGACTTAATAGAATAAAGGCAATATTTAAACGCAAGCTATCAGGTACTTCTGATGGTGCAGGTGGTTTATCAGGAGTAACTTATTCGAGTTATACTACGAATATTTACTTTGCGGAAACCAGTTCGTTCTATGGAAATTACGGAGGTATTAGAAACATTGAGAGTTCCAAGTTTGGAGTTAATCAATCCTTTGAAGGAGAAATGAGATACCGTTCTGCTTTTATACCAAGAACAACTGATATTTTAGAAGTGAATGGAGTTGATTATGCTTTAAGTAATATAATTGACCCTGACTTCACAAAAACTAAACTTACTTTTAAAGCAACAAAAAGAAGTGATTAAACTTAAATTTGAAGGTCTTAAAGTTTTACAGAATAAACTCAATAGAGCACAAGAACGAATTGACAAAAAGATTTATGATAATGTGCAAAAAGAAGCAGATTACATAGAGATGAGGTCAAGGTCAAGTGCTCCTGTTGATACTGGTGAATTAAGAAGAAGCCAATATCGTGAAGAAAGACTTAAAAATAGGCATTTAATTGTTAAGATTGGTTTTAAAGCTGAGTATGCTCCTTTTCAGGAATTTGGTACTGGTAAGCAATTTAGATTGAATGCTGAATATGGAGAGTTTTCTGATTTGGCATTAAAATTTAAAAGAGGTACTCCGAGATTGTCAGTAAGACCAAGAAGATACTTTTTACATCATTACATTGTTGCAAGAAGAAAGTTGAATAGAACAACAAGTACATTAATGAAAAATTTACTAAAATGATAAATAGGGATAGTGCATTTGATTTACGGAAAGCATATTTTCAAGCATTAGGTGGTATTACTTATGGTGGTAGAACTATTGGTGTTTACGATGAGATTGTTCCAGAAGGAGCATCTTATCCCGTTATTGTTTTAGGGAATCAAATTTCAAGAGGAGAAAGAGGTAAGGATACATTTCAAAGAGATTCAACAATAGAAATAAGTGTTATTCAGAGATACGATTCAAGCGAAGGAGGTAAAAAGGAAGTAAATGATATTTCTAACCTTATCATTGCAAGAATTATTACATCTAACAATACTTATGGTTTTAGTCAATACTTGACTTCTTGGCAAGTTATGAATTGTGAATATGAAACAAATTCCGTAATATTACAATTGCCAACAGGATGGCAAGTAGAACAAAATATAATTTTCAGTCAATTGTTAAATCAATTAAATTAAAAATAAAATGGCATTAGTAAACGGAACTGACCTACGCATTTTTGTGGGTACAAAAAAAATAGCAAACGAAACTACTTGTAGTATCGATTTATCTACTTCAATGATTGAAACTTCAAGCAAGGATAGTGGAGCATGGATGACACAAATTCCAGGTCGTAAGTCTTGGTCTTTATCATCTACAATTCAATTAGATTATGCAGACCCAACAACTTCATATACTTATGATGAATTATTGACTGCATGGTTAGACCAAACTGAATTGACAGTATCTTTTAGAACTGCTGCGGTAAGTGACACAACTTTAACTGGTAAAGCTTATGTAGCTTCTAAGCCAGTCCAAGGTGGTGACCAAGAAATTGCAACCGTAGAAATTACATTGCAAGGAACTGGGGTATTGACAAAAGGTGCAGTACCTGCGGTATAATAATCAAAAATAATTGATTACATTTGGGGTGAGGATTTAGTTCTTCACCCTTTTTGTTTTAAACCCAAACATAATAAACATGAGAAGCATTACATTTGAAGGCAAAAAAATCAACTTTGACTTTTCTTTAGGAAGTATTAATGATGTATATGTTAAGGAATTAGGAGGAAACTTTAATGACTTAATTAATATGCAAGAGTTTGAAAATGACACATCAAAGCTTATTGAGGTTACTCGTGATATGATGCTTAGTGGTCATATTTATTGGCTTTATTTAAATGGTCGCGAAGATGAAGCAGAAACTTTAGTTTCTAAAATTAAGACTTCTAAAATGGTTGCTACTAAATGGTTAATGCAAACAACAGTAATTTCAGTAGTTGAATGGATTACTAAGGATTTAATGCCAAGCGATTTGGATGCACCAAAAACTACGCAAGCAAAAAAAAAGTAGTAATTACTTGGGGCAATATGCTCACAAGAATTTATAAGACTGGTTTGAAGCCATGGGAATGGAAAAGGATGACTTTAGGGGAATTTCTTGACTATGAACATGGCTTTGAATTTAGGAAGGCAGAGGAATGGAATTTAACAAGGCATCAAATGTGGGCATCTTTGGCAGCTATGGGTGGGAAAGATACAAAGCAACCAAAAGACCTTGTTCCATTGTGGGTGGACAATATAGGTAAGGATTTAGAAAAATCAAAAGAAAAAGAGTATCTTTCGGATGAAATAGTTAAAAAGTGGGTTAATTCTATTGAGTAATGGCAGAAACTAATGAGTTTTATATAAAAATTGGTGCTGATGTTAAAGATGCTCAAGATAAGCTAAATAGTTTATCGGCAGAGCTATCTAAATTAAGCACAGTTACACAAACAACTTCTACTAATATAAGTGGTAGTATGGGTGGTGCTTCAAGAGCAATATCATCTGCATTTGCTGCTATCGGAGTTTCACTAAGTATTGCTTCTATTATCGGAGTTGGGAAATCCGCATTAAAAACTGCTGCTGATTTAGAGCAAACCGCAGTTGCATTTAAGGTGTTTACTGGTAGTGCTGAAACTGCCAATGCTATGCTTTCTGAGTTGAAAGCACAAGCACTTAATTCACCAATGCAATTCCAAGACATTACTAAAGGTGCTCAAACATTATTACAATATGGATTAACTGCAAAACAAACTACTGAGATTACCCGAATGTTGGGTGATGTTTCGGGTGGTAATGCTGATAAGTTTCAAAGACTTTCTTTAGCTTTTGGTCAAGTTACCGCTGCAGGTCGTTTAATGGGTCAAGAGGCTCGGCAAATGATTAACGCAGGGTTTAACCCATTGCAAGCAATTTCTGATAAGACAGGTCAATCTATGGCAGTTCTTACTCAAAAAATGCACGATGGTCAAATATCTGTTAAAGATGTAGCAGATGCTTTTATTTATGCGACAAGTGAAGGTGGTAGATTCTTCGGAATGGCTGATGAACAATCAAAAACATTAGCAGGTGCATACAATAAGATGTCCGAAAGTATTTCATTTACTTTAGCTGAAATTGGTAATAACTTAAACGAATCTCTTGATTTATCAAGTGCAGCAACACATATTTCGAATTTAGTTGCGAAAATTGGGGAAAACTTTGAATCTACGGGTAGTAAATCAACTTTTTGGGGTAATGCTTTAAAAGAAGTGTTATCAACTTTAGCTTTAGCACTTGATATAGTTATTAAAGGAGTTAAATTATTTGCGAATGCAATTGAAGATTTAGTCAATATATCAGGGTTGGATAAATTTTCAAATTGGCTTGACCAAACTACAATAAAAGTTGCAGGTCTTTTTGGTCCAGAAGCTCAAAAAAATGTAAGAGATTTTATTGGTTACTTACACAGTTTTGATGCTGGTGTTGTAGGAGTTAGTAATTCTATGCCTTCTAATTTAAGTCAAGCTTTACCTTTAATGGAAAAGCAAATGAAGGAATTAAGGCAAAAAATGGAATTGCAAATTTTTATTGACCCCAAAGGATATTTAGACTCCTGGGAAAAATTGAAAAAATTAGGAGCTCAAATTGATTTACTTAAAAAAGGTTCAGGTCGTACTGGTTCATCTAATTTAGGATTTAGTTCAACACCAAGTAGAAGTCCTGACAAAGAGAAAAAAACACAAAAATACGAAACAGTTATATTCCCAGACTTTATTACAAAGGATGTTGGAACTAAGATAAAGGCATTTATTCAAGAAAATAAAGATGCAGCAACAACTATATCAAATTGGTGGAGCACATCGGAAACAAAAAGATTAGCTGAATTAAAGAAGAACTACGAAAGAGATGTAGCTTTTGCTACTAAGTATGGTCTTGATTTAACAAATATTGAAAAGAAGTATAATTCAGAAAGACTTTTAATTACACAAAAGTTTTCAGAAGGCAATGTTAGTGCAAGAGATGCTGCTCGTAAAAAAGTGATTGAGCAATCTACTCGTGATGTTAATGATGCTTTATTAAAGCAAAAAGGAACACTTCAGCAAACTATTGATAGTTTACTTAGTTCTGATATAGCTAACAGAATGGTTATTTTTGGGCAATCAATATATGCTGCATCAAAAGACCTTGGTCAAGATATTGCAGTAGGATTTGGCTCTGTTTTTGGTGAAGTTTTAGCAGGTACAATGAATATTGAAAATGCTTTTAAATCATTAGGAGCAGTTATGTTAAACTCTATTGGAGATTACTTAATTAAAGTAGGTTCTGCTGCAATTGCATTAGGATTACTTCAAGAAGTATTTTCTAAGATATTTAAAAATCCAATTGGAGAGGGTGGTAAAATGGGTATTGGTGCTGGTATTCTTGCAGTTGCAGTTGGTACTGCATTAAAAACAGTTAGTGGTAAATTATCCGATTCAGCTAAAACTATCTCAATGGCAAGTAGAGCAAGTGGTGGTAATACAGGTTCTACTGCTGGAGCATCAGTAGCAAATAGAGCAAGTGGTTCTTCTTATTCTTATGGAGGTGCTTCTTATGCTATGCAATCAATTAGATTAGCTATTGACCTTACGGGTGCAATTACTGCAACTCAGACAGGTTATCAAATAAATAAATCTTTAGAAACAACACTTAGAGTAACAGGTAGACAATGATAGGATACGGAACAAGATATAGCTTTGAATTTGATGGAACTTGCAAACCATTTGCAACTTTATTAACTACGAAGTGTAAAGTATTAATCTTAAAGAAAGCTTATAGCGGTAGTATTACTGAAATACCTTATGGTCAAGCTACACCAGTAGAGATTGATTATCCTACTGCTGATGATGACATCTTCTACCCTATTCGTGGTAGTGTATTGTCATTCAAGGTATTAGGTGGTATAATTAACATGGATTCTATTATCTCAGAAGATGAGAAAGAATATGTTTTAGAATACTATCGTGATGGTGCTTTATTTTGGACAGGTTTTGTTTCTCCTGAGTTATGTGAAGAAGATATATTCTTAAAGTACCCTGCTATTGAGTTTAGAACTATTGATGGATTAGGTGCATTTAAGAACGCACAATTAAAAGAAACTAATGGTCGCTTATTGTATGGATTTAATTCATTTAAAGACATTATATCAAGTGCTTTAAGATTTATTGGATATAATTACAATTTCAATATTTTATTAAAGCTAAAGAATAAGGATTTCTTACCTACTGATAGACTTCTTGATTTAATTGGAACTTACACTAATGTATTTAGAGAAAAGGGAAATAAATCATTTAGTGTTGATGTCATTATGAAATCAATCTCCTATTTGTTCAATGTTGTAATGTATCAGAATAGGGGTCAATGGTTTATTATTAAGCCTAAAGATTTAGCTTTCGGTTTATACACTACTGATAAGTATAATAATGATGGTGGTTACATTGGTACTGATACAATTAAGCAATATAATCATGGTACTGATTTCTTGATTGTTGCAGAGCCTAAAAGAAAGATTCGTAGATTTTATAAGCAAGCACAAATTGATTATAAATATTACAATGGTGATTCAATCTTCAATAGCAACTTTAACATATTCACTAAGGATTTACCAGGTGTTTGGACTTATGCTAAATACCAAACTGATGGTGTAGGTTCTAATTCATCCTTAACTGTTCTTGATGCTGCATCTGGAACTCCTCCTGCTCCATTCTCTTGGACAAGCTTTACTAAGGGTGGAGATGTTTACCCTTGCTTAAATAATGCTACAAATGAGTGGGGAGTTTCTTTTAATGATA